CGCGACCTGGCGATTTACCTCGCCGGGTGGGCCAAGAAGCACCCCGGCTTGACTAAGGCCATCATGCTGACCGTTGGCGCCGTGGCCGTCCTCGCAACGGTCCTGACGGGGCTCCTGCTCGCCGGCGCGGGGCTCACATCTGCGCTTGGGGTGATGTCGATTGCGTTTGGAAGTACGGCGACGGGGGCGCAACTGCTCGGGGCTGGGCTTGCTGGGTTGCGCACGGCTTTGGTCTCCAAGGCCATCCCTGCCGTATGGGCCTTTACCTCATCCATGCTGGTCAACCCGATATTCCTTGTCGTGGCAGCAGTGGCAGCCCTTGCCCTCGGGGCCTACCTAATTTACAGAAACTGGGCGCCTATCTCGGCCTGGTTCCTCGATACTTGGCAAACAATTGAAACCTACCTAGTTGGATTCTGGGGCCGATTCCAGGACGCAAGCCTGGGGGCCAAGATTGTGATCGTCGCTGCGGTGATGGCTATTACTGCTCCGTTGGTTTTTTTGCTGAGTCCAATCATTGCTGTTGTGGCGGCAGCGAAGTTGATCATCTCCCACTGGGGGCCAATCGAAAAGTTCTTTTCCAGCGTGCTGTCCAAGGTGACGGGCCACTTCACCAAGGCCGCGACATTGATAGGCAGCGCGGTCAATATAATCAAGTCCAAAATTGAACCACTCCTCGGCATACTTCAACCAATCATCGCTGCTTTTGACAAATTCATAAAGCTCGAATCAGCCGTAGCGGGTGTATATGGGAAGGGTTTGTCTTTGGCTGCGACTCCATTCACCACGTTAGCAGAAATGCAGTGGAATGCGGCAAAGGGCTGGGCCGGCGCAGGAGCCGAGGCTGCCCGGGTGATTACAGGCGACTCTGGCGCTGGGGCCGCCCAGGGCACATTGACCGACGGCCAGCGAGGTAGTTCCCAAGTCGGCGGCCAGCTCCACATCAAGATCGACAGCGACGGGCGGCCTAGCGTCACACAACTAGAATCCTACGGTGGCATCGACTTCGATGTCGACGCCGGCATGTCGATGGCAACGCCATGAGCTGGCAAGACGAACTCAGAGCGGCGAGCTTCCGCAATATCCCGTTCTTCGTCACGTCCGCTGATAGCCAGGTCGGGCGGAGGACTCTACTGCACGAATTCCCGGGGCGCGACCAGCCGTACACTGAGGACCTGGGGCTCGGGACTAGGCGGTTCTCCATCGAGGCCTTCGTGCTCGGTGCCAACTACATGACTGACCGCGATGACCTGCGAGTGGCTGTCGAAAAATCGGGTCCCGGTACGCTCATACACCCCTATTGGGGTGAGTTGGATGTCAGCGTCCATGGTCCATTGCGCATTCGGGAATCAACCAACGAGGGCGGGATGGCCAGGCTGACCTTCGAGGTTATCGAAGCCGGAGCAGCCCTCGCGGTGACGGTGCGGATCGACACCATCGCAGACGTGGCAGTCGCAGCCGATGTCTGTGGGCTCACATTCATGACCGATTTTGAACTGCTGTTTATGATTGCTGGCTTGGTCGGCGACATCGTTGACGCCCTTGTGGCCGTGATCCAGGGCGCGGCTTCTACGCTACGGAAGATCAAAGGCATGGTCAACGCCGTCCTGAACGTAATCGACACCATCACGACCGCGATTGACGAGCTGGCCGACATGATCGAGGACATCATCAACCTACCTGGCGACATCGCGCAGGCATTCACCAACGCGATCGCGGCCATCCAGGGCAGCATCAACCAGGTCAAATCAGCTTTTGCCGATGCATTCGGCGACCAAGTCACCGATGCGGTCGATGTCTTGCGCGATGCCGTCACGGGCGAGATTCTCGATATGGCGGAAGCGACAGAGGAGCAAATCCAGGCCGCCATAGATGCAATAGAGCAGCGGCAACAGGGAGGAGACATTCTGGCTGACACCTTGATGCGTGGGTTTAACACAGCTATGACGTTCGGGCCTACCGTTACGCTGGCTCCCTCCACCACGCCGCAACGGCTGCAGGAGCTGGCATGCCAAGAGGCCTTTATCTCCCTAATCGAGACTGCAACCACCGTCGAGAGCATAAGAGTGGCATCAACGCTCGAATTCACCAGCTACACGAAAGCTGTCGAGGTTCGCGACGAACTGCTCGACAAGCTCGACGAGCTAGCCGAGGCGGCGACCAGTGACGATATGTATAATGCGTTCGCCGACCTGCGGGCTGCATTTGTGCGCCACATTCGCGAGACCGCGGTCAACCTCCCACGGGTGATTGAGCACACCCCGGCCATCACATTGCCGGCGCTGGTCATCGCCCACGATCTGTATGGCGATGCTGCCCGGGACACTGAGATCATCGACCGCAACGGCGTAAGACACCCATCTTTTGTGCCGGGCGCCCGCGCCCTTGAGGTGCTCAGCAATGCGTGATGTTCAACTCTGCGTTGATGGCAAGGCCTACGGCGGCTGGAAGAGCGTTCGGATTGTGCGCTCCATCGAACAACTGGCGTCGAGCTTTGTCCTCGACATCACTGAGCAGTGGGTTGGCCAGGACGATAGGTTCCCTGTCGCCGAGGGCGCGGATTGCTCGATTGCCATCGATGGCAATCGGGTGCTAACCGGATACGTCGATACCGTACCGAGGAGTTATGGCCCTGCGGCGCACAATATCGGAGTCAATGGACGGTCGACAACGGGTGATCTCGTGGACTGTAGCGCAATCTATAAGACCGGGCAGTGGGGGAGCGCGACCCTGCTCAAGATCGCCAAGGACTTGTGCGCGCCGTTTGGGGTTGTCGTCAAGGCTGATGCACCGGTCGGGGCTGCATTCAAGAGCTTCTCCATTCAGGACGGCGAGACCGTCCACGAATGCATCGAAAGGGCGGCCCGAATGCGTGGCGTGCTTCTGACCACGGCATCTAATGGGGATCTCGCTATCGTCAGGGCAGGCAATGGCAGGATCAACACCACGCTCAAATATGGCGTGAACGTCAAGCATGGCAACAGCACCGGGTCCATGAAGGGCAGGCACAGCAAGTATATCGTCAAGGGCCAGAGTCCTGGATCTGACGATTTTTCGGGCAAAAAAGCCAACCAACAAAGGGCGGAGGCAGCCGACCAGGCGGTCGCCCGCTATCGGCCCCTGATCGTGATGGCCGAGGACGCCGCTACCGCGCAATCGCTACGAGACCGCGCCGCATGGGAGCGCAACACCCGGGCAGGCAAGAGCCAGAGGGCCAGCTACAAGGTCCAGGGGTGGGAGCACGATGATGGTCTGTGGGAGCCCAACAAAATGGTTCCGGTGTGGGACCCGGTCCTGATGATTGACGCCGAGCTCCTCCTGGTCTCGGTCGCCCTGGTGATCAGCGAGTCGGATGGCGAGATCGCGGAGTTAGAATTGACTGGGGCCGGAGCCTTCGGCGTGAAGCCATTGCCAGCCCCGAAGCCGAAGAGCAAGAGCAAGGGCCTGCTCGATATGCTGGGCGGGAAGTTCTGATGGATATTGTCCACATCATCAAACGCGTCACGGCGCCGCTGGCCCGCCGGGTCCGGCTGATGGTAGGCCGTGGGGTGGTCGAGCTCGTGGACGACTCTCTCAAAATGCAGGGGCTCCAGGTCACCCTGTTGGATGGCGAGGTCCGGGACGGGGTGGAGCGGATGCAGCAGTACGGGTTCACCGGCCGCCCGTTCAAGGACGCCGAGGCACTGCTCGTGGCGGTCGGCGGCAATCGTGGCCACCTGGTCGCGGTGGCGATCGACGATAGGCGGTATCGCCCGAAGACACTCGCCGAGGGTGAGGTAGCGCTATACACCCATGAGGGCATCAAGGTGCTGTGCAAGGTCGGCGGCGAGGTTCACCTGGGAGATGCTCCGACCGACTTTGTGGCCCTGGCAGCTTCGGTCAAAACTCAGCTCGACGGCATCCAGGGCGACCTGACGATCCTAAAAACTCATACACACCCCACTGGTGTCGGGCCGTCCGGGCCATCGGTCGAAGCGGCCACCATGACATATGTAGCTGCATCTGTTGCGGCCGCGAAGGTGAAAGCGAAATGAGCTTCAACGAAGCACAGATGCTGGCGGACATCAAAGCGGTTTTTGATTCGTCACCGGCTACTACGTTGATTTCGTCAGCAGGAATCGCTGCCGCTGTTGCCGACAATCACAGCGATTATTCACCACCTACCGTCTCCAGGGTACAGGCGCGCAGAAGCACGACGCAAGCAATCAGCAACGGCGCATACAACACCATTGTTTTTCTTACCGAGGAGGCTGACGTACTCAACGAGTACAATAATGCCACTGGTATCTTCGCTGCGGATGCTGCTGGTGATTATCTGGTCTCATGGCGTACCGGATCTGAAAATGCTGCCTGGACAGTTGGGGAGGTTTGGGAATCTAGCCTGTCGAAAAATAATTTAACCGCAGACGGCAGTGCTTGGAGGGGCCAGAGATGGGCGGCGCACGCGACGGCAACGGTGCAAGCATATTCGGGTGGCGCTGTGCTCGTTACCCTGGCTGCGGCCGACACCTTGCGGGTAAAGGTGTACCAAAATCAAGGAGGCCCCGTTAATACTCTCCCCCATGGGTCTTTCAACTATTTTCATGTCCGCAGGATCAGCTGATGCTACGCCTCGCCTACAATAACGACACCATGGAGGCCGATCTGGTCCTCGGGTCCACCGGATTGGTCGATGACGACGGCCTCGAAACCGCCGTTCTGATCAGTCTGTTCACCGACAACCACGCCACCCCTGACGACGACCCACCCGGTGGCGAAACGGACCTGCGCGGCTGGTGGGGCGATATGTTGGCCGATCAGCCGGGCGACGAAGAGGGGTCATTGTTGTGGCTGCTCGAGCGGTCGAAGAACACACCCGACGCCCTGGCGAAGGCCAAGCGCTACGGAGAGAAATGCCTGGCGTGGATGGTCGAGGACGGGGTGGCGTCAAAAGTGGTCGTTGAGGCCGAATCGCCACGAAAAGATTGGCTCGCCATCCTGGTACGGGTCTTTCGGCCTGGCGACCTAGCTCCGCGGTGGCAGCATACCTGGGAGGTGTACCTTGGCGTTTGACCGTCCAACCATCGCAACGATTCGTGACCGTGTGCGGGCTGATATTGAATCACGGCTCGCCGGCGCTGATGCGTTCTTGCGCCGGTCCTTTGAGGGCGTGCTGGCTCGCGTTATGTCCGGTGTATCCCACGGTCTCCATGGGCATATCGTTTGGGTGTCCCGGCAGATATTCCCCGACACTGCTGATGCCGAAGGACTTGAGCGGTGGTGCGGGGTGTGGGGCATCTACAGGACAGCCGCGGTCAAAGCGACCGGGCCCTGTGTTTTTACTGGCACTAACGGGGTCGACGTTCCGGCTGACACTGAGGTGTCGCGCTCCGACGGTGAGCTTTTTACTACCGACGCCTTGGTCACAATCGCCGCTGGAGTGGCCGAAGCAGCCCTCACGGCAAGCACCGCCGGTGCCGATGGTAACACAGAAGACGGCACGGCTCTGGCCCTCTCGGCGCCAATAGCAGGCATTGACAGCGATCTGACGGCAGGCGATGGGGCCGGAACGGAGATATCCGGTGGGTCTGACAGGGAGACTAATGCTGCTCTATTGGTGCGGCTGCTCAACAGAATCCAGAACCCCCCGAAGGGAGGCGGGCCTGGCGACTATGTGACGTGGGCGCTCGAGGTCGCGGGGGTAACGCGCGCGTGGGAGTACCCGCTGCAATTCGGCGTCGGTACCGTGGCATTGCTGTTCGCCCGCGACGACGATGTGTCTATATTTCCAGACGCCGCCGAGGTCGCGACCGCCAAGGCACACATCCTCACCGTGTGCCCTGTGCAAATCGGGACTGACCGGCTCTACGTCCAGGCACCCACTGATAGCCCCATGGACCCGACGATCAAACTAGACCCCAATACAGCGGCCGTCCAGGCGACTGTTGAGGCCGAACTGGAAGATCTGCTGACCCGCGAGGCAGAACCGGGTGGTACGATACTCTGGAGCCACATCAACGAGGCCATCAGTCTGGCGGCCGGCGAGGACGACCACGAGCTCACCATCCCGGCCGTCGACATCTCCGAGGCGTGGGGCGCGCTGACCACGGTCGGTGTAATCACCTGGCAGGATCTCTAGCATGGCGCACGACTACCTACCGGCTTTGCAGGCGTTGCTGCCCAGGGGGCGGGCATGGACTCGCGCGCCAGATGCAGTCTTGACAGATCTGCTTGATGCGCTCGCCCAGGAGTTTGGTCGGGTCGAGGACAAGGCCGCAGAACTGATCGAGGAGGCGGACCCCCGGACAACCAGTGACCTGCTCGCCGACTGGGAGCGGGTGGCCGGCCTGCCCGATGACTGCTCGGCGCCGACGACCACAGCCGGGCGCATGGCGGCGCTGCTTGCCAAGCTGACGGGCCGTGGTGGCCAGGACGAGGCCTTTTATATCGCGCTTGCCGCTGACGCCGGTTACACGGTGACAATCGAGCGGAGCCCGTACCAGCCGTTTACGTCGGGCTCTGGTGTTGGCGATGCGCTGACCAACGATGAGTGGCAATTCGTTTTTCGGATCGTCACCGAAAGCGGCGACGAAAACACCCTGCTCGAATGCGTCATCCGGGCCAACGCGCATGGCCATACC